ACTGCTCGACCTCGCTTAACGACAGCGCCAGTGCGCTGATGTTAGCCAGATTGACGGTTGCAAGGTCCAGCAGATGGCGGTGGCTAGACATGTGCAAGGAAAGTTGTGCCTGGTCCTGGTACTTGAGGAAGTCTTCCGGTGGCGTCATAAATTCCAGAATAGGGCATGATTTTATCGGCGGGAAGCCCCACGCCGTCAGTGCTTCCTGGGGGCAGCATCCGCTTTACGTTTGCCAGCACCTGGAGCCCGGCGGGCGGCGTTGCGCCTAGGTAACGGGCCTGCATTGCTGGTATTGTCGGGACGGGAAGAACGGTCATAAAATTGTTTTCCAAAGAATCCCACAGCAACGCCAGCAACACCAGCAACAAGCGCCCAAGCGCCGGGGGCAATAGACGATGCAATAGCGAGCAGCATGGAGAGATTGCCGGGGGTGATGGTCATTTGCCTGGCTCCTGTTGCTTGTGCGACGCGCCAAAGTAAAACCCAAGCACTGCCGTAAAGCCAGACGTAAGTCCGCCCAGCAGCAGCGTCAGCGTCGGATCACTCCACAGTTTCATGTCACCGGTGAGCAGGGCGCAAACGATCCCTAAGTACGAAATAGTCAGCGTCATCGCCAGCGCCGGCGGCACCCAAGAGCCCATCGAGGTCTGCATCGCCCTAGCGTCTGCGCGGTCTTTACCGGATAGCTCCTCGGCTTTGATGCCCATCTCTGCCAGCTTTAGCTTTAGGTCAGCGTCAGCCTGCTTAAGGGCCGCCATGCCTTCAGCGGTGAGAGCACCCGATGCCAGAGCAGCTTTGACCGAATCTTGGGTCTTATCAGCTAACCCTAGCGCATTACCCACAGCCTCGATGGCAGCGCCTACCAGTGGCCCACCGGGCACCAGCAGACTACCAATGGTCGGCAGTATGGTCTTTATCCAATCCATTTTGCTAAGAGTGCTACTATTGTGACGGCCACGCTAGGGTAAACAAAATCGGTGAGGCCTTTCAGCGTCCACGCCCTGGGCTCTAGGCCACCGAAGTACGGCATGTTCCGCCGGAATCCGCCGTAGTTCTGCTCAATGTTGCGATATTCAGCCTGGGCGTATTCACGGCCTACGAAGTAGAACGAGCCAGCAGCAGCACCAACCCACCAGTCACCGCTGACGAGGCCAATGATGGCTTGCATTATAAGGGCGATGACTGGGTGGGCTAGGTGGTTCATAGCTAAACTACTCGTTGTAAACCGGGATCTTTTTTAAGACGCCACTAAAGTAAACTGGAAGAAATCCCCATACTTGCGCTGGAGGAGTAACTGCTCCTGTATTAGCTGTTGCTGAATAAATTCCAGATGGAAATTCGATGGTTTTTGAAAAAGAAAAATAATCAGGACTGGTGTCTCCATCAATTTTATCTGCATTCAATAAGCCAGTAGCTGATACTGAGCATTCGGAAAAATTATTTCCAACCACTGTAATTTTAGAAGTTGTTCCTGATCCTGTAATTTGCCTTACTCCGTAAGTTGAGGTCGTAGTTTTGTTTCCAATAACAGTTGACCTTCCAGTTTCCTTTCCAGATGCAACTGCCTCAAAAAGAATTGCTTCAGCAATACATGAGTAAATTGAATTTCCAACAATAGAAACACAGGTTGCATTTGATACTCTTATTCCTTGATTTGATGATCCACTAATTGTGTTTCCAGAAATGGAAATTAATCCAATAGAAAAAGTATCTTCAACACTAATTGCTGCAACTTGAGAGTTTTTAATAACATTCCCAGTAATTGCAATGTCTTGATTTACTTCTGCTGTTGCAGCAAATTTTGCAATTCTAATTCCGTGCTCATTGTTAGATATGATGTTTCCAACAAATGAAACTTCAATACATCTATCAACTCCAGTCGCTGTCGATGTGTTGTTGTAAAACAAATTTCCAGACACAGTTCCTTTAGAGCACCCTATTGAAGCCACAAATCCCCAATCTGCATTGTTTGTAAATTCATTATTAGACACAAAGAACTGGGAACAGTTATTTGACAAGGCCGCACCATCTCCAGAACAGTCTGTAAAAACACTTTTTGTTATGTGTATACTGGTGCTATTAAATATGACTAGCCCCTGTGCATAGTATGTTGCGTTTCCAAAAGTTCTAAATATGCAATTTGATATACTTATTGACGTAACGTCTTCAAAACAAATTGTTATTGCCTTTGTTAATCCAGTTTTTGCACTATAAAACTCAATTGAGTTTAATCTAATATTTTGTGTGCCAGAGCTAGATATTGCCCGTTGAGTGCCACCTATGGTTGGGCCAAGGGTCATGGTTGGGTCTAGATAAAATTTAGTCCCAATTTCTCCAAGCCAGTCTGTGTTGCTTGGAAGCGTCAAGTAAGACAAAAGCCTGTAATTGCCTGCTGGAAAAAATAAAGTCTTTCCAGACGCGGCTGCCGCAGTTGCGGCAGCTTGGATAATTGGTGCATCATCAGTAACTCCATCTCCCACTGCTCCAAACTGGAGCACTGAGACGATGCCGTTTAGGTTCGATGCGTTTTGAAAAGATTTGCTGCTCATAGTGTTATTGTCCGTTGGGCCAGTTTGCGCGAAGAAGTTTAAGACCGCACATTCTGACTGTTGATACACTTCCTTTTACACCAACTCCAATGTAATACACACTGGATGATGGCACTGCAAAGTAAGCCCTGATGTATTGCCAAGACGTTGTGATGTTTGGCAGCGGATTATTTTGGTCAACTGCAACAATCCAAGCAGCTGCCCCTGCCAAAGGCACACCAGATGCGTCAAAAGCTAGGGCAACAAGAGATCCTTGTGATCCAGCAGCTATTCTAACCCAGCCCTCAATGGAGAACTTGTCATCCGTTGTAACAGGAATGCAGGTTGCTTTTACAGTTGCCAAACTCGTTGTGTCGGCTGTTGAAAGCACTGCTTCTCCACCAGCGACAATCTCAAGAGAGTTTCTAAAGTTTGTTCCAGCCGGGACATCAGCGTTTAGACCAGCAGAAGTCCCTCCTCCATACTGGTTGTAAAGATACCACCCATTTGTGGTTGCCCCTGTGATGTCAACGGAATATGGAACCAAACTTTGATTGTTTGTATTTATAAGAAATGTAGCAGCATACAAACCAGATGCAGTTGTTCTCCACCGGCAGTTATTGAAAGAAGAATTTCGGCTGCTTCCATTTATAACTGTTGCCAATAGATTCCATTCTGAAAAATTGCAATTATCAAAAATATATTCAATTACTTCAGATGATCCATAGTTATAAACAACAGGTCTATCATCGTATGCTCCAGTTCCTGTTGCTCTATAAAAATTATGATTTGCAAAATTTATCCTAGAATACTGTGAAGCAGAAACAGGAACATTTATTGCAGATTGACCATCTCGTGTAATTTCTGTTCTGCCGCTACATGCAACAATTCTTCCTGCATTCACAACTCCCCCGGATGCCATTTCAATCACACAACTATCCAAGTAAACTTCAGACAACTCAATGTCAGATGGAGTTGCAGTATTTGCGTTTACTTCGTACCCATACAAACACGAATTTCCTGCATATGATGCTGCATTTTGAACCTCACAGCTATCAAGTGTCAGCACTCCAGAAAACTGCTCAAAGGAACGCATGTCAGCGCCGATGAATCCACTTGGATTTGACGATGCTGCCCATTCCTCTGGTCCAGCAGAAAGCTGTCCACCACTGACAACAAGCCTGCCATTTCTATGGTTGTTATAGAGAACTTTTTCTATTCCGCGACATGTCAGTCCAAAAATAGAGTTCTCGCTTTGTGCAAATACAGTTGATGCAGCAGTAGGCAGCGCACCATAAATCAGCCCGCGCTTTGCATATCGAAACTCTAGGCTTGTAAAGTTATTAAACTGAGAAGACCTATCTGCGTCATACCACCACATTAAAGTGGTATAGTTGCTCTTAAAATTGCCGTTTAGCTTTAAGCCGTACACGTTACAGTGAACTCCCTTAAACCTAAGAAGACAGTCCTGCGCCGTAGAAGATCTGGCAACTAACTGTGCGCCCTCAAAAAATAAATCCGCATCCGTAAGGTCAATTGTCAGTGTGGAAATACTGTAGCTTCCAGCAGGAAACCAAAGAGCTTTTTCTGGCAAAGTTGCAACATACGCCAGTGCTGCTTGAATCGCCGCCGTATCATTAGCCACCCCGTCCCCTACTGCCCCAAAATCCAACACAGACACAATCTCCCTAGCCTTGTCCTGCATGTTTCGAGTGATCGCACCTGCACCGGCCTGGATGAACGAGACATTTGATCCAGGAACTTGGTCACCAGTAATGACTGCACCGCCTTGGAACAAGAACTGGTCACCAACAGCAGCCGGTGCAGTCAGCGTGATGGTCACACTGTTTGTCTCCAAATAGTCCAGACCAAGGTTTAGTCTTAGCCCGTTGCGGAAGACCTGCAACGTGTCAGTACCGGGCAGGTAGCTAAACACGGTCAGTGAAAACGTAGTCTGGCTCGCAGTCGCAGTAATGAGCTGCGTGGAGATGTCGAAGACCGATGTAGGCGCATCAGACTGGTCAAACGCAGAGAAGACCAGCACACGGTTCTTGTTCCTGACAGTGATCGAGTAAGTGTCAGTCGAAGAGTAGAACCTGCTAGGCGTTCCTTGCCTGCTAGGATACCCACCAACAGTACGAACAGGCTGTGCAGCAGGAATGGTCAATGCAGCGTCCCAGAACACGTTTACAGGGGCAGTCTCTGGATTCAGGTTACTTTGTCCAATGTAGATGTAACCACCCTCTAACGGGGCTCCTGTCGTGTCAGTGAAAAATGGGAATGGTGATACGATGGAAGAGGACATTACTGGGACTCCTGTTGAGGTTGTTCTTCAGCGAAGAAAGTTGATCTAGCGGCTGCCGGGATATTTGCTGCCTCTGCGAACTTAATGAAGGCAGGTGATGAAGTTGCCCTTCTGGCAGCCGGTGCAAACTTATTGGGGTCTGCAACACTGGTTTTTGCCATCTCCAAAAAAGGCGCAGAAGATAGAAGATCATCTGCTGCCCGCAATGCATCAGTTTTTGCATTTATGAGATGATTTCCAATAATGCCAAAAAGTCCACCTTGATATGTCACAAAGTAGCTTGCAATTTTTTGGAACAAAGGGGCCGTTGTCTTAAATGCTTCAGATAATGCCCCTGTTGGAATCCGCTCTTCTAAGCCTTTGACATAGTTTCTAGAAAGCATCGAAAGCGCGTTGATTTCCTGCTTAGTTTCCGCTGGCAAGTTTGAGAAAATGGCCGCCTTTGCAACCGAGTTCTTCTCAAGTCCAGACATAAAGTTGGCAAACAACTTTGGATTAAACGCCCCGTCTGCATTTGCTCTGGAAAACATTGATGTTAAGCCAGATACAATAACATCTTGCCTAAACTCTTTTGGGATATTGTTAATTAAATTGACTAGTTTATCTGAGTCCGCCTTTGAGATCACAGACAAAGCAGGCCGCATTGCTCGTGTCACAAAACTTCTATCTATCTGTTTTCCAAAAAGATCAATCATCTGATCTTCAAGATCCTTGCGCTGCTTCACCAAGGCTTTTGCTTGATCAACTAAATCCCTATGCCCTAGAGCTTCAGCTACAGCATTCTGATCTTGAGTTAAACGCTTGTAATATTCTTTTGCCAATCCTTTATCAGCATCTGAAAAAACAGTTTCTCCTCTTGTTTTTGCTCCAACAAGTTTTCTTGTTTCGTCGTAAGTAAAGTAATTTTTCGGCTCTGCTGCGACTTTTGGAAGATCCATTTTGGCCAACTCTTCCTCAATGGTTGTTCCATTTCTTGCAGACAAAAACGAAGCCTGCCTTTTTATGTCTTCTGGAATTTCAGACAGTGCTGGCTTGCCGGCAAGCGAAAGGATTTTTCTATCCAAAGATGTAAGCTGCTCAATGTCTCCTCCAAAATCTGCAAGTCTTTTTTTTGCAAAAGCAACAGCTTGCCCCTCAGGCACAGGAGTTCTGGCGGGGATAACCTTCGGAAGTTCTTCGTTGTAAATTTTATTTGCCGCAGCCTGTAAGTCATCAACAGTTGACTTCATGCTGCTACGCATTTCAACATTAAGCTCACTGAGATCTTTAGCTCCCCATTTTTCTGCAAGATCCAACGCCTTGTCTTTAAGCGCCTGCACATCAGAAGCGATCTGCATCCCTGTTTTAGAGCCTCTGGCAGATTGAACCCCAAAGTAAACTGATTGCGCTTGAGGATTTTTGCTCAGCAAGGCCGGACTCATGTTTTCAACATCAAGTCCAAGGGTGGTTGCAGCTTGCCGTAATTCAGAATCTGATCCAAATGCTTTAGCAATCTCTTCCAGTGCTCTTGATTTCAAAACTGGAACCCGTCCTCCAGCTTGCTGCAATGCTTTAGTAATGTGCCCTGACGGAGTGAAGTATTCTTTAATCCCAGTACTAATGGCTTTTACTCCAGATACCAGTGCGCCAGGTACAATTGCACCAGCCAGCCCGGCTGCAAGCTGCCCTCCAACTCCAACACCCTCCTGCCTTGCTGTTTCACTAGCAAGTGCGCCGGTAGCTCCTGCTACAGTCTGACCAACAGGAGTCGCAGCTAAAAACCGTCCCACCTTAGAAACCATTGGTGCAGCAGATGTAGCAAGCTGCTTTCCAAGTCCAACGCCACCCAATGTGCCAGCAGCGCCTTTTGCAGCAGCCTCTGTCAACTGTTCTGCCGATGTGGTTGGCTGTGGAACTCCGTACTGCGTCAATAAGTTTTGAACCACTTCATCTGGAGTGGAAACATTTGCGCCAAACATCTTGTTGAATCCAGAGACCAACAAATTTGCCCCTTCCATTGCCATTGGCCCAACCCTAGCTCCAATAGTAGCGCCCGCCGGCGACCTCGAAATTAGCCCGCCAAGCAACGCACCAGCACCAGCACCAGCGGCTGTAGGTGCGACTCCACGCAAAGCAGCGGCAGCCAGGTTCTGCTCACGTTCCTGTCCAGCCATTGCAGATCCAAGGGCAACATCAGCAATCGCACTAGCATCACCAGCAAATGCTCGCTGGACAGTGTTCAGCGAATCAGCAGGAGGCGCCTGATTGACAGGAGGCATTTGCTGTGGCTGCTCCATTGCTGGAGGCATAGGAAGGCCTTGTGTAGGCAGTCCGGGCTGTGCCATAGCCTCAGGAGGCGCTGGTGGGCCTTGCATCTCTGGCGCAGGCTGTCCACCGCCTTCCATGGGCGTTGCCAGCATCGTGCCAGACTCGACGGGAACGCCTTGGGCAGCAATAGGCTCTTGAGCACTTGGCTGCTGACTTAGCATTTCAGATACGGCATCTGCCGCCATCTGTGCGTCTCCAGCGTCAACCTTGTATCGCTGACCAGCTACTGTAACCGTGAATTTTGGCATGTGTTATTCAGATTCAACGGTTGCTGGTTGTCCACCAATGGTAGTCTTGTAAACTCCTCCACGGCGAGCAGGTGCTGGCGTCTGTTTGCTGGGTTGCATAGGTCCACCACGCTTTTCGTTAGATGGGAAAAGCTCTTTTGTAAGTTCTTCCTTAAACTTAAAGATTGTCGTGCCAGACTCGACATCTCTTCCCATGATTTGTGCAGACTTTGATGCCTTTGGATTTGCACGAAAAGTAGTGTTCCACTCAGCATCAACCTGCATCAGCTTAGCAAGTCTACTTTGCACTTCTGCTTGCGCTTCCAGTCGTTTAACTAGTTCTTGTGGTGAACTCCAAGCACTTGGGAGAGCTTTTGTTGCATATTGAAATTGAACATTGCTTCGGATTGCTCCACCCATTGCTGCACTTTCTTGCCCTAGCATTCCAAGTCCAGACAACTGTGCAGCGTTATTGCGGATTGCAATTTCTGGGTCTTCTCCAAACCCAAGTTTTGGAGCCGTGTTAATCCACCACTCTGCGGCAGCATTTCTTGAAGGCATTACCTTCATTGCCTCTGCCGCTTGAGTAAGTTTTTCAGCCTGATCTTCTGCCGCAGTTACCTTTTTCTGAATGGCAAGATTATCTTTAATGATCGAAGCAGGAAGCGGCTTCTCAGTAGTAGCTTTTTGGATGGCTTCAGATTCTTTGAGTGTATCAATCAAAGCACCTTGAAATGCTTTATCTTGAATCAGAGTTGCTACGTTCAACGCTGAAATAGGAACCTTCCTAAGGTCAATACTTTCGTCTTTAAGCTGATTTGTCAGCTTGTCAAATAGCCCGGCTGTGACTCGTGCTGCTGGATGGTTTGAGTTGTAAAGAGCTTTTGCAGCCTCGTCTGAAGCAAGCACTGCTGCCTCTCTGTCCCCATTTAAGGATGCATTTGTAATTCCAATTACTCCAGACTTTGTAAACGTCTGAAGGTTCTGAGGCATTGACAAGATGGAATTCCGAGCCTGTTGCTGTTCTGCTGTTGGTAGCAACGTCAATGCGTTTGACCATTTTTGGTACTGTTCAGGAGTGATCTCTTGATCAGATGCAAGGGCTTTATCAATCTGCTGCCCCATGTAAAATGGGACGCTTTTAGCTATGCCTGCTCTAGCATTGTCATCCATGTACGGAGCAACCTTAGCAAGTTCAACAATGCCTGTGTCTGGATTGTCGTTGAATGCCTTAATCGCAGATCGTACCTGCTTCTGCTGATCAAAAGAAAGCTGACGTTCTTCAACTGCAAGTTTTGCGCCTTGAGTTTGAACTCCAATAAGCCCCTGCTGTGCTCGCGAGGCCTTCATCTGTTCCTCGATTTGCTGCATTTGAAGCGGCTGCATCTGCTGCGCAAACTGGGCCTGCTGGGCTTGAATGCCTGCCTGTTGCTGCGAGATCGCGCTCTGCTCCTGCATCTGCTTGAGCTGCTGGATGCCAAGCAGGCTCTGAAGGAAGTTCTGAGCCGGGGGCTGCGGGATATTAACTGTGTAGTCGTAAGGTCCGGCCATAAAAATTAATAACCTTCAGGTGATGTGTTAGCGCCAAATGTTTGCTCAAAACCACCAACTGGTTGCGACCAATTTGTTGCTGTGTTTCCAAATAAGCTGCCGCCTCCAAAGCCACCCTTATTGAGCGCATTCAACAACATATAGTTCTGCACGCCCCCACCGATAGCACCGGTGATGCCACTGGCTCCCTGTGCGAAAGCGTTGGCAGCACCAATCTGACCAGCGGCTTGTGCCTGTCCTTGACCAACCATCAAGTTACCAATGTTCTGCGCAGACTGCTGTCCTGCCGCTGCTGTGCCGGCTGCTGATGCCTGACCAACGCCAAGCAGGTTCTGAGCAGAAGTCGATCCAAGGCTTGTAAGCCCAGCCAGCTTGCCATACTGCGACTCGATAAGCTGATTCAAAAGAGCAGGACGGAACTGCGAGAGTGCAGCCTGCACATTCCCACCCCGAAGACCACCAGTAGCCGCTGCGTTCTGAAGGATACCCTGTTCGCCTTGACGGGCAAGTTCTTGGAACTGCGCAGACTGCTGGATCTGATTGATGGCAGCTTGCTGTTCACCAGCGCCACGAAGTCCAGCGAGTCCCTGCATGGCCTGTAGCGCACCAGGTCCAGCCTGAACATATGGCTGCGTTAGATCAGGCTTGCCTGCCTCAGTGTAAGGAGCCAGCAGTTCTCTAATTGTGTCAAACTGCCTGCGCTGTTCATCAATCGCCCGTCCTTGTGCCGCAGCCTGTGTGTTTGCAGCAGATTCTGAAGCAGAGGCTCCTTTGCTTGCTGATAAAGCTGAAGTTCCAGCCCCCAATGCGCCAGCCACCAGAATTGCAGTTCCTGTTGCGATTGCCATATTTAATTAAGTCGTTTGATGTAAATTGTTTCAGAAGGCTTGTAGCCAAGTCTTTTTAGAATTGCGCTATAATCTTTTTCAACAGTTACGTTTTGTGTCACAAAAAGAACGCCATCT